CCGTTGCGTTGCTGAAATCGCAGCTCAACCTTGATCATGATCTTGATGACGCACTGCTGGCGCACAAGCTGGATGCTGCCGAAACGTGGATCAGCCACTACACCGGGACACCCTTTGTAGCCGATGAAGCACCCCTGACCGAAGCTGCTTTGCAGCTTGCGGCCTATTGGTATGAGCAACGTGAAGCCGCGTCATTCGGCATGACCACTGCCCCGGTGCCCTTTGGCGTTCGTGAGCTGCTGTCCCCTTACAAGAATCCGGTGACTGGCTATGTCCCGGAATAAGAGCCTGACCGAACAATCGAAGCTACTGGCAGCACGCCTGAATGCCATTCCCCGAGAGGTTGTCACGGCTGTGCGCCCTGCCCTTGTCAAAGGTGCCGAAGAATACGCCGCAACCATGCGCGCACTAGCGCCAAGAGATGAAGGCGATTTGATCGAGTCTATCGAAGTCACCGCACCGGGCGAGACCACACCGGCATATGCCGAAGGCGGCGGCAAGCGCACTGCTGGCCCGAACCAAGCACTCGTGACTGTCGGTAATGAAAATGTGCGGCACGGCCATTTGCAGGAATTCGGCACCGTCAAACAGGAAGCGCAGCCGTTCATGCGCCCGGGTGCCCGGCTGGCGAAACCCCGCGCGCAACGGCGGATTAGCCGCGCTATCGGACAAGCAATCAAGAAGGCAACGGAGGGCAAAACATGATCGCGCCCGATATCGAGTTCCAGACGCAAATCAGATCGGCTTTGATCGCCAGTTCGGCAGTTACCGACCTTGTTCCTGTTGACCATATCCGGGCTGGATCGACGCGCCCGGACATGCTGCCGTGCGTCATTCTGGCGAACCCTGACACCGCCAATCTTGGTCGGTCTGGTGAATGGCAAATCACACGCGTCTGGCTGGACCTGCATGTATGGGCTGTTGAAGACGGCGCAGACATGGCCCGGCAGATTGGTGCTGCCGTAGCCAACGCGCTTTGGGATGCGCCAGATTTGGTTGAGAACGACATCGACACCTATGGCCGCCCGAGCTTCAAATACATGCGCGATCCTGACCCCGAGAAAGCATACTGCCACGGCGTTGCCACGGTTTCGAGTGTTGTCCGGTGGAGGCCGTGACCATGATCCGCGCAGGCAAACTTGATAAGCAGATTACCGTAGAGCGCGAAACCGAGACTGTGGCCGCGTCTGGTGCCGTCTCGAAGACATGGGCACCTGTTGCGACTGTCCGGGCAGAGCTGGTGCAGCTCAGCGCGGAAGAATACCTGACCGGGTTTGGTGAAGGTGACACTGGCGGCGCTGTGTTCCGCATCCGCTATCTAAGCGGGATCACCACGGCTGACCGTGTGACCTGTGACGGCACTACCTACGACATTGATGAGATTGCAGAGCAGGGCCGGAAACGTGCTTGGGAAATTTCTGCGAAAAAGGTATTGAAATGAGAAAGTTGGCTGCCTATCTATATAACCGTGCGCTGCTGGCGAAAGTGGTAGACGCAGGGTATTTGGTGAGCCACTCCGAGCTTGAGTGGTTGAGGAATGCCCCGGAGCAATCCGTGCGGGTTCGAGTCCCGCGCAGCGCACCATGACACATCTACGCGGTGTTAAACCGCCCCTTTCCCCCGATTCCGAAGCACTGACCAAAGCACCGCCGGTGCCGAAATACTTGTCTGCACATGCCAAGTCAGAGTGGCGGCGCATTTTGCCCCAACTCATCACCCGGCGTGTCATCACCAAGTCTGATCTGGCCGGGGTCGAAGCCTATTGCGTGGCCGTTGGTGCTGCCCGGCTGATTGCCGACACTATGAGCGCCGGTGCCTTACCCGATCTGAAATTGGGCGGGCTGCAAATTCGTTATATGCAGACAGCGCGCCAATTCGCCGCCGAATACGGTCTCACTCCGACAAGCCGCGCCCGGATCGGTGCCGTGCAGTCGGATGACGATGACGACGATAACCCGTTAACGGTTTGACCATGAGCGCGCCCAGCACATACCCAGCTTGGATCAATGACGGTAGCTCAATCCCTGACCCTCTTGGACACGGGAAACGAGCTGTCAAATTCTTGAATCGCTTGCGCCACCCGGCTGCGGTGAATGAAATCCGCGCACCTAAAACCGCAAACGTCAACCGGCACCCCCGAGCATTTCAGCTTGCACCGTTTCAGGAACGGATAGTGCGGCGCATTTATGGGCCGCGCCACGCTGATGGCCGCCGGATCGTTAAAACAGTGTTTCTGATGCTGCCCCGTGGCAACCGAAAAACGAGCTTAGCCGCTGCCCTGTCATTACTGCACGTTATCGGCCCAGAAAAAGTGCCTGCTGGTCAGGTGATCTTTGCTGCGTCTGATCGGGAACAAGCTGGGATTGGCTTTCGTGAGGCCGCTGAGATCATCCGGCAAGACAAGCGACTTGTGGCTGCGACACGCATTCACGACGCGTTCAATAGCGCCAAGCAGATCACAGACTTGAACAGCCGCGCACGGCTGCGCGCCGTGTCCAGCGATGGCCGCGCACAACACGGAACCACACCGGCTTTTGTCCTGGCTGATGAGATACACGCATGGAAAGGGCGGGATCTGTGGGAAGCCCTGAAATCGGGCCTTGCCAAGACCGACGATAGCCTGCTGGTTATCGCCACCACGGCAGGGCGCGGCCACGAGACGCTTGCTGCCGAACAGTATGACTATGCCCGGCGCGTCGCGCTGGGTGAAATTGACAACCCAGAGTTTTTGCCGATCATCTTTGCGGCGGAACCTGATGACGACTGGCAGGAAGAGGACGTTTGGCATCGGGTCAATCCCGGCCTGAAACATGGCTTCCCCAGCCTGTCCGGGCTTCGCTCACTAGCGAAAGAGGCAAAGGACCATCCGGCAGAGCGCTACAGTTTCCAACAATACAACCTGAACATCTGGCACGGTAACAGCCGCGACCCACTGTTCAGCATGGCGACCTATGACGCCCGGCAGTTCGATGATGATGAGACTGACCTTGAAGCGCTGCCGTGTTGGGTTGGTGTGGACATGGCGAAGAATGGTGACACGGCTGCCGTGGTGGCTGCGTGGCGGCATGACGATGACCAGATCACGATCAAACCTTGGTTCTTTGTTCCGGGCGAAGACCTCAAAGAGCGCAGTGACCGCGACCGTGTTCCCTATGAGCGCTGGCGAGATGATGGGCTGATCACAGCTACGCCCGGCCCCATCATCGACCCGGATGCGGTTGAGGATCACATTCGCGAATTGGCCGGGGAGTTTAACGTGCAAGAAATCGCTTTTGACCCCCACCTCGCACGCCAGATCATGCAGCGCTTGCACGACGATGGTTTGCCCGTCATCGAACTGCGCCAAGCGCCCCTATCTATGGGTGTCGCGATTGGTGATCTAGAACGCACCGTGAATGGGCGCATGATCCGGCAAAGCGGCCACCCTGTTCTGCGGCACCACTTTGATAGCGTGGTAGCCAGTCGGAACGATACCGGTCTTGTGCGGTTGCATAAGGGTAAGAAGACCGACCGCATTGACGGGGCGGTAGCAGCGGCGATGGCGGTGCACCGCGCAGTTGCGCAAGAATCCAACCAATCCAGATACAATGATCCAAACTACAAAAGTTTGGCAGAATTACTTGAGGAAGCAGCATGAACGACGCAACACTGCCCGGCCTGATTGTCCCTATCGAAGCTCGGATCGACAAACTTGAAAAGGGTTTGCAGCGCGCGAACCGCAGCCAGCGCCGGGCCGCGCAACAAATGGAACGCCGGGCGCAGCAATCGGCAAATCGTATTGACGCCACCTATTCCAAGATGGGCCGGAATGTCGCCGCCAGTTTTGCGCGTATGGCTGTTCCGCTGGCAGCCGGTATCGCCTCCACATCGACGCTCCGGGCGATCTCAGACACCACCAAAGGCGTGGCGAAACTTGGCGACGAAGCGAAGCGGGCTGGATTGTCACTTAGAGATCATCAGGAATGGCGTTTCATCGCACAGCAGAACCGCATCGAAGTTGACGCGATGGTCGACTCTTTCAAGGAACTGAACCTGCGAGCTGATGAGTTCATCGAGACCGGCAAGGGTGGAGGCGCTGAGATGTTCGAACGTCTCGGGTTTGGCGCTGAACAGCTTCAACAGAAGTTGCAGAAGCCGTCCGAGCTCATGCTTGAAATTCTTGAGCGGTCGCGGCGATTGAACCGCGCTGGCCGCATTCGTGTCGCAGATGAGATATTTGGTGGCACAGGTGGCGAACGTTTTGTTGCCTTGATGGAACGAAGTGACGCCCAACTGCGCAGCACGATCAACCGGGCGCACGAACTTGGCGCAGTGCTGGATGATGACGTTGTCGCTTCGGCGGATGAAGTCAGCCGCAAGTTCGACGAACTGACAACCCGGATGGGTGCATTCGGCAAGCGACTGGCCGTGTCCATGTCAGAAGGTGTGGCTGGCATCCTCAGCGCCAAGAAGAACCTTGAAGGCATATTCGGCGATATCGAACGGGCTGAGGCTGTGCTAGGTCAAGAACTCGCCAAGGGCCTTGAAGGTAACAAGGCTGCCATCTCTGCGCATGCAGACGATCTACGCGACCTACACGGCACCTATGATGAGCTGTTCAACCTGATCAACCGCATGACCGGCCCGGACGGTGTGCGCGTTTTTGAGATCGACAACACCGATGCACGGTTCGCCCTGGCTGATATCATGGGTGACCTAAAACGGCTGGTCGATGCCCTTGAAAACGGCCAGATCGAAGCCAGCGAGTTTGAAACAGAGATTGGCGAGCTTGTTGATGAGGCCCGTGACGTTGCTAACGAGTTGGGAGAGATCGACGGTGCCCGTTTCTCAAATGTGATTTCCGCGATCAGTGGTATTGGTGACGCACTGGATCGAGCAATCGGCAAAGCCAGCCTTCTAAAGACGCAGCTACCGGGTGATGGTGGCTATACTTCCTCTGGTCGCGGCAATGGTGAGGCTGAAGTTGATCGCCGTCGATTTGAAGGCAATCAGCCTGCGTCTGGTCTGGCACCAACTGCATCCCCTCGCCCGCAAGCTGCACCACCAATGATACATGAAAACGGGGATTCCGGGCATGGTGGTGGCGCACGCAGCCAAGATGACTATCAGCGCGTCGCATCTGCGCTACGTTCCGAGATCACTATGCTAGAACTGGAAGCAACAGCACTGATCGCAAGTGCCAGCGCTGGTGGCGAATACTCAATGGCGATAGCAACGGCGCGTCGTGAAGCCGAATTGCTGCATACGGCACAACAGTCTGGCAGGGAGATCACTCCCGGCCTGCGTGAAGAAGTTCGCCGATTGGCGCGCGGCTACACCGATGCCGCAAACTCCGCCAGTCAGACCGCCCGGAAGTTTCAGGAAGTTGACGACGCGCGCAAAAGATTCACTGATCAAGCCGCAGACGCATTCACCGGCATTGTGACCGGAACCATGAGCGCTCGTGAGGCTCTGGCAGCACTTGCTAAAGATTTGGCAGCGATGGCTGCAAAGAAATTGTTCATGTCGCTCATTGGCGGTTTGGTTGGTGGCCCGGGTGGGGCGCTACTTGGTGGCTTCTTTGCTGAAGGCGGCTACACCGGGAACGGTAGTAAATATGAACCGGCTGGTGTCGTTCACCGCGGCGAATACGTCATGAGTAAAGAGGCGACGAACCGGATTGGTGTCAGCAACCTAGAAGCGCTGCACAGCTCCGCTAAGCGGGGGTATGCGTCTGGCGGCTACGTGGGTGGCCGGGCACCCGTTCAGACGGTCTCAGCGGCGCGCTCTGAGTCTGTTGGCGCGGATGCTGCGCCCAGCGTCACAATCAATTCCCCGATCACCGTCAACGGATCTGCTGGCACTCCGCAACAGAATGATGATTTGGCGAAACGTATGTCTCGTGAAATGGAAAGCACAATGCGGGGGGTGATCGTTGACGAGATCCGAAAACAAAACCGCCCCGGGAACATGAACAACAGACGCGCCAGATAATCACCATTTCGGAGCATTGGAATCTGCTCGTTTTCAGATGTTCCTGAGAATTTCTTTACCGACCCGGAAGGGTGTGTTCCTGCGAATTTCTTGCTTGTATAGCATTACTATTAAAATAAGAGATAATAATACAGTTCAAGAAATTCGCAGGAACACACCATGCCCCTTCCGGGATGGAAGTTCCTTAGCCCACCGCAAACTAACACTCTCTCACCCCTTAGAATATGTTCCGGGCGACGTAATTCACCGCTTTCATTTCTAATACTTAAGTGTTAGAATTGCGTGACACTAATGAAAGGCTCCCCTATGTCAAAACCTGCCATCCAACTGGCTCCTGAACGCCACGCCCAAATCAAAGCAATTTCCGCCGCACTCGAACTGTCTATTTCTGAGGTGATCGCGCGTTTTATCAACGATGAGATTGCGGCTGGCACCATCCCGGCTGGGATCGAAGGACTGAACATCCATCGTGACGGCGACACTCTGTTGGTTGGATTTGATGACCAACCGCCGGTTCGGTTTTCCAGAGAAGGTGTTACCAATCTCTCCACCATCTTGCGCGAGTTCGCTGACGCCAAAAAACCCGCTGAGAAGGTCGCTAACATGCGGCATGACTACATGATTGAACGCAAAGGAAACGGAGTGAAACTTACAGTTCCGCTTTCCGGTTCTGTCACCAAATCATGGTCACGTGATCTGGCGCGTGATGCGGCTGATCTGCTGGCCAGCTGATCAAAAAGTAAAGGGTCAGCGCGGCAACACTGACCCCTAACTTATCTTAGTAGGAACACCATGAGTATAGCAGAATCCGGCCGGGATGCACAAACTAAACGTGTGGAATCTATCAAGAAAAAACGCGAAGATATTGTCGCTGAAAACGAGCGTCTGAAATCAAAACGGAATGCTGCACGCTGGAAGGACGAGCGCGACCCTGTTGAATACGAGAAGCAGAAAGCGGACCAACGTGCAGCCTATGAAGCCATGGTGTTGACCGAGGAAGGGCGCGAAGTCCGGACATACATTAAGGTTCCCGGGGCCACCAAGGCCGAACGTGAAGAAAACGCCAAGCGCCGCCACGCGGAAAATGAGCGTGAACGGTGGAGCAAGGTTAGCCAGAACGAAAAGGACAGAAAGAACGACAAGGTTTGGGCCAGTCGCAAACGTAAAGCTAATTGGACCGAAGAACAGATCGCGCGTGGCCTTGCTGACCGAGCTGCTGAACGCCTGCACCGTCGGCCTGATCCGGGCAGATATGAGGATAACCCTGACTTCGGTGCGTTCTGATATTGAGCGTTATTCAGTTTTGTTATAAGATAACAGGTGTAGTTGAAGCAAAGGCTACACCCGAACCCCGCGCAGGATCATCACCGCGATGTAAGTCAACCGGCGCGGGGCTCATACCTTCAGCGCTAAGTAAGCTGTTACTTACAATAAAAACAATAGCTTACGCCGTTTTTCCTCTTGCAGCCCAGATTCCGCCTATGCGAGTCTGCGCATACCAAATCACGTTAAAGAGGAATAGTTGCGTGCAGTCCCCCACAAATACACAAGAAATCTATCTGCCGGATCACGTCTACCACGCACTAAAAGCCAAGCTGGAAAAGCTGGTATCTGAGCCGTTCGAAGAATGCGGCACTGACCCTGAGACCGAGATTGTTACGGCTCTAGGTGAGATCGGGAACATCTGGCCGGTGTCGGTGCTGGATGATGCTCAGGTTGCGGTGGCGGCATAGCATCTGCTGTTGCGGATTTGACACGCAATCACTGAATTTCAGGTTTCTTCTGCATCCGTCGCGCTCAACGCTATAGCCCATATGGAAGCGGCGGTTGTGGTCGTTTCCGAATGATATCAATTGTTAGGAACTTACGATGAGCAACAACGTTAACTACAATGATCCGAAGCTGAGAAAAGCGCAGGCGCTCAGATTTGCTGCGTTCTTGCAGGACAAACCGTTTGGCCATGATGGCACGGGGGAAGATCTGTTCTTTGGATTCGAGTATGAAAGCCTGGATGTTTTTGCCGCCGGAATCCGACGCGAAATGCTCAAAGCAGAATATGCGCCTGGTCTTGTGTGCCACATGGCAATCACTGAACTGAAGGGGCTTGTGGCAAACCTTGAAAGAGTCCTAGTCGCGATTGAGGCGGAACCGGCTGCCTGACGCTCGTCCGATAGAACGAATAGACCGACCCGCCGGTGCAAGCTGGCGGGTTTGTTGTGTCGCAACAAAAAATCTTAGATACATCTTGGAGGTGCATTGGCTTAGTTAACCGCAATCGTTATCGTCTTGCGAATAGTGGAAATTAATAGAGACAGAGACGCATGGTTGATGAAGATTCTAGCCAAGATGAATGGGTTGAACTAGTCGATACGGCACTTGATCCAGTTAAACCTATTCCAATGGACTTGTTCGCCAAGAAGCAAAATAAGACCACGCATCTGATTGACAATGTCGATCCGGAAAGAGTTATGAAGGGGCGGCATGAGTGGTATCATTTTGCGTTAGAAGAACCAGTATTCGTCTCGGTAATCGAAGTGTTTGCAGAGGGTTACAACTATAAGTCATGCGAATTTAGCTGGCAGCCGCTTAGACAATCTATGCCCACTAGCGGACATGTGACGTTCGACGGAACCAAATTTTCTCATACAATTAACGACATAATAACCGGGTTTAGCTTTAGGCCTGATGCCAAGTATTTGGGCGGCGCACAGATTGCACGTGTCGTAGCCAATGGCTTTAAGTTGAGCGAACTCGACAATTCACTAAGCCAGCTAGCGGATTTAGAAGGCGCACGTCAGCGCGCGGTGCGATCCGCGAAAGCCCTAATTGAAGAAGGTAAGAAATCTGAAGAGGAAGCCGCGCATAATCGAAGCGCTGTCTCGGCAATGAAAGAAGAGGCCGATACGTTAGAAACGACTATCAAAGATCGATCCCGGATACTGAAAGAAACAAACGATAAAGTAGATGCGTCTAACACTGAAGTTGCGAAGCTAAGAATACAGCAAGATTCCATCGAAGCTCGCATTGAGCAGCAGAATGCCACCATCGAACAACGGACAATCGAGCGTTCTCAAATCAGCAAAGATATCTCTGAAAAATCCTCAGAACTGAAAGACCTAGAAACCAATATCTATCTATTCCCTAGTGAAATTAAAGATTTTTCCGAGAAAGCTGGACGAGACAAAAGCTTCTACTGGAAGCTCGCTGCAGTTCCCATAGGGGTTGTTACGGTTATGGCGATCGCGCTTCTCAAGAACGCCGCAGATTTGACCACAATCATCGATGAGCAGGACAACGCGCGCTTGCTGTCTATTTTCGTTACTAGAGCACCTTACGTGGCAATAGCCGGGGCGATAATTGGTGTAATGTATAAACTTTCAAAATCCTTGGTAGCGGAAATAATGAGGATTGATAATCAGACGCGGTCTCTTGCCAAGGTGAGTATTATTGCTACCGACGTATCTGCAGCTTCTGCAGAAAAGTTAGACCTAAGTGACGAAGAACGCTACCACCTCCGAACGGGACTGAAGATGGATTTGCTGCGTGAACATCTTAAATCTTACATACCTGAAGACTACAACTACCTTGAATCTGATCGGGTGTCGTCAAGGTTGAAACAGATCAAAGACGAAGAGAAAATCAATAACGAGGTCGAGTCCGTTGATGACGCAGAGCCGAGTTCCGAGGATGAAGTAGCACCATAGCGCCACATAGTCGAAGAACCGTTACGCAAGGTCATCCGACCCATTTCAGGGCCGGTCACACGGTTACAAAATAACACGTAAGTTATTGATTTTTAACGATACGTCGGGAGTTCGAGTCTCTCATCACCCACCATCCCCTTATGGATACAAGTA